AAGTTGGTTATTGTTCCAACAAAGTTTGCATCGTCACCAATTGCTTCTGCGATTTCGTTAAGTGTATCTAATAACGCTGGTGCATTGTTTGTTAAATCAGCAATTGCATTACCTACTGCAAAGTCTGTATAATCTTCTAAGTCAGCCACTGCATTGCCTACTGCAAAGTCAGTGTATTCTTCTAAGTCAGAGACTGCATTAGAAATTGCGTTGTCAGTGTATGAGTTTGCATTTGCTAAAGCATTTCCTGCTGAGCCTGCTGGATCATAGTTAGTTGCTAATCCGTCAGCATAATCTTCTGCATCTGCTAAAGCGTTTGCATAAGCATTTGCTGCAGAACCTGCTGGATCGTAAAGTCCAGCCATTGCTGTTTCTGCTCTTTCATCTGTAAAGTAAAGGTTTGTTGTACCTTCTGCTACATCATCAGAATCATGATTAGAAATGTCTGATACTTGACCAGTTACATCTCCAACTAAGTCTGCTGTGATTGTATTTGCAAGAAAGTTTGCAAAGCCATCACGAAGTACTAGTGTGTTTGCCACTGCATTTGATGCTGCGTCTCCACCAACTAAGTCCACAATGTATTGTTGATCATCTGTACTTTTTGTCAAGATGTCAAAGTTGTTAATTCTACCTGTTGTTCCTTCAACGATTAAACCATGTTTAATCTTGAAATCTTTTGCTACTGTTGCCATTTTTTATCTCCTTATGCCTTAAGTCCCATGCGTGCGTAACGCACAGTGACTGGCTTTATTACTGAGTCTGGAGTGATTGTTAAAGCCACTGTATTTCCAGCCCTTGAGACGCTTATGGTTCCAATATTCCCATCGTTGTCTATTGTCCCAAATTCACTAACGGAAACATCTGCTCCGTCAATTAATATGGTCAATTCTGTTGCGTAGTAATAGTTATCGCCTTGTGTTGTTTTAGAAATTGAAACAAGGTACTTAACCATTCTCCACTCTGTTGCATTAAAACTATCAAAAATTGTTGTGTTCTGAATTTCTGATATTGTGTTGTCGTTATTACCGAAGGTGCCAAGGCGTGTTGCTTGGGACGCGGTAGTGTCAATTAAATCTTCATAGTCTTGCTGAGATGGCCTATCGCCAGTCTCATAACGTGATTTTACTGTTGAAATTGATTGTTGTGCCATGACTAAATTATAACATTATTTTTTATAACTTTTTATAAATTAAACGAATATATAGGTTCCTACGTGCACTACTTTAACATGTGGTGCTACATACACAGAACCACCAAGTTTACGCCATAGTGTACAGAAGTAGTAGTCTTCTGACAAAAGTCTTTCTTCTTCTGGGTCTACTTGTGTTTTCCAAAAATCATAAATGTATTCACCTTTTTTAATACCACCCAAATCTAGTTGATCACTTTTATATTTTCCAACATGTTCTTTCATTGTTTCAAAAACATTACGTTTAATTAATAGTAAACCAGTTCCTATGTTTTTTACCTCTAATGGTTTTTTAGGATTATCTGCTACCTTATGTAAGTCTTGTCTATCAACAAAGTTTATGTTTACATAAGATCCAAACCTCTTTAAATCAGGTTTTTTTAATTCTGCTGCTTTTTCTACGTTAGCCCAGTTAATTGCTTTCATTGGCACGGCAGCCCCAATAATATCTAAATCTGTATCAATCATATCTATAACACCATCAGCGTTAAAACCTTCGTCACCATCAATAAACAATAGGTAGTCAGCATCAGATCTTAAGAATAGTTCTGTAAGGGTGTTTCTGGCCCTGTTAATTAAAGATTCGTTGTACAAGTCGTTAAAGGTTACTTTGTATCCTTTGTAGGTTAGTTTCATTACTAGTCCCATGACACTTTTCATAAAGTATCCATGACAAACCCCACCATACATTGGGGTTGCTATAAATATGCTAGGTTTTTCTTTTTTAGCCATATGTCTATTCTACAGTATATAGTTGCTATAGCCAATAACCTGTAAAGGAATTGGGGGCACATTACCTGGACCATACCCTTCTACTGTTATTGTTGTAAATCTTATTCTAAAAGGTAAGGTGTAATTTATTTCTACCGTGCCAGGTTTATAGGATATTTTGGTTTGGTAATAGTCTGAGGTTTCAACACGTCTTAATTTTTGTTTATTGTCATCAACAATAATTGCTGTTGCCATTAGTCAGTTACATCTTCAAGAATAATCATGCTGCCTTGTGCAACTGTCCAAACAATTTCTGATGTAGATAACTCTATATCAAAGATATCTCCTGTTTGAAGATTATGTGATTCTTCTGCTGCAAGTCTAACTGTAAATTCTCCAGCCAAATCGTCTGCATCTGCTGCTGGTGTCAAGAGCATAACTGTATTTGCGTTATCTGTAATTACTCCAAGATCTGTGGCAAGGTTTGGTCTTTTAATTTTCATAGCAATGTCCCAATCTGCTATAACTAAGGGAGATTGTTCATCATCTGTTACGTAAACTTTAAATGCTGAGGTGTCACCACGAACTACTGTCCATTTAACAGTTGGGGGTTTAGCACCTACGTTATATAAATCTTGAGATGAGTTTCTGAGGATAGCCATACTGTAATTATATCACGTTTCTAGGTTTTATATATATATCACTACACCCATTGTTCTCAATAGCATACCCAACTACTTCCCATGATTGATTATGTTTTAAGAACTGAGTCACTGCTGCTGCCACTGCAAATCCACCACGGTTATTACTGTCTGGTTCCCAAAATGAGGCATACATAATAAAATCATTTAGACCTATGATTGTATCAGATTTAGACATTTCTGTAGATTTTAAAAGATCAGATAAAACATATTTAAACCTATGATCTGCATCTATGTAAATATAATCAAATTTTTTGCCTTCTAAGGGAAGAATATGTTGTGAATTACCTATTTCTAAAGATACATTACTATATTCTTTAAATCTTTGTTTTACAAAATTTAAATGTTCAGCCTCATTAAATCTTTGAATTTTTGCACCTTCCCAATCCCACATTTTAAAAGTATCTAATAGTGTTGCACTTTTAACATTTTTGCTGTCTAAAACCAGTTGAGAATAATCTCCGCCCAGTACACCTATTTCTAAATAATCTATATTTTGTGGTATTAAATATTTTAAAGCACTTTCTCTATTTGAAAAAACTTTACAATTTATTAATTGATTATCAGATATTATTTCAACATGATTGTGATATTTTTCAATATCAAAATTCATTAGGAAAGACCGTTCTTTAATGCTCCCCAAGTACCGTTACCTTTAGCGGTAACTACAAGGACTCCATTAGATGCATCCGCATAAGCACAAACTGCTACTGCACCTGCACCACTATCTGGTCTAACATTTGTTAAGCCTCCACCAGTCTTTACGTACAAAATATCACCTGCAGTAAATTCTGATGTATTAACATCTGGTAATACTCCAGATACAACGCACACTCCCTGTGCATTATTTGCTGTTGTAGATTTTAATAATCCTAATATTGGTGATGTTGTTGTAGGAATTGCTTTTCCTATTGTTGTTAAATCTTGTCCTGAATTATGACCATTAATAAATACAGGGGATCCTGCTGCGATTGATGCTCCAGATGTATTAATTACATCTAATTTCATGTAAGATAAACCAAGTCCAGCAAGTGTGCTATCTAGTGAAGTTGCTAAAGAAGCAATATCTCCATGTACGTTTACGTCATCATCAACTTGTGGGTATGGTAAGTTATATATGCTTGATTGACCTGTTGCCATACAAATATTATATCATTTTAAATAATTTTTTGTATTATCTTACTAATATGACATTTTTGATTTGACTTGCTGGCAAATAGATGTTATACTTGATATATGACACCTACCAAGGGTGTCATGTTTTCTTAGGAGAGAACTATGAAAAAAGATAAAAAATTTTTAATAGGATTGCTCGCAAGTCTTGGATTATCTTCAGTATTTTTGAACATTTCTAATGCTCAAGGTGTTGAAACTAACCTGAAAAACGATAACTATGCAACATTTACCGCTGAGGCGGTTTTTTTGCTTTCTAGGCCAGATCACCTAGATAAGCCATCTAGAGATAATGTAAGGACCCTTGCTGAATATCAGGACAAAGGACAACTTACTGATATTGAATTAAAAACTTTACTATCTGCTTGTGGCTTTGAAGATAAGCACCTGGTAGAGGCCTGGGCTATTGCTAAAAAAGAATCAATGGGTAATGCCTTGGCTTTTAATGGCAACAGAAGCACTGGAGACAAATCATACGGACTATTTCAAATAAATATGATTGGTGACCTTAATGATGATAGAAAAGAAAAATATAACTTAGACTACACTAGTCAACTTTTAAACCCATCAATTAACTGTCAAGTTGCTTATATTATGAGTGATGGTGGAAATAATTGGGGACCTTGGAAAGGCATAACTTCAAAAACTAGAGAATTTATGTATCAGTTTCCTAAAGATTAATCTACTGGATACATGTGATAGATTAGTATTCCGTCTACATCTACTAAGCCAAAGACTTCTCTACCAAACTCAATAACATTTCTTTTTTCTTTAATACATTCTACTTTTGTTACTAATTCATGAACTTCTTGATCCTTAATAACCTTAACTAGCATGTCTCCAAGAACAACGTCATCTGGCCTGACCATTAAATATTCATTATCTCTTAATACTAAGACATCTTCTGTGTTACTTATTCTATTTAAAATATTATTGTTATAAACAGTTGTATTATCTACTTCATGAACCTTAACATATGTTACTTTAGAATTAATATTTTTAACATTTTTCAAAGATGTAGATTTCCACTGAGTTATAGTATTTATATTAGCAATAGGCATTTCTTCAAATGTTGAAAGAACCAACGTATCTTTGTCTGTTATGTCTTTTGCTTTTTTGTATCCATCAATAGTTAACACAGATGATTCTTCATCTATACATGATGGTGAAAAACCAAAAACTCTGAATGGTGAGAAACCAAATACTCTAAATGG